CGCCTCCTCCTCCCTGGACAGCTTGCCGAGAAGGTCGGTGTTCGTTTTGAGCTCTCGTTCCATGCCGATGAGCTCGGCCTGGGCCTTGTTCAGGGCGATCTGCCAGTTTTGGGTGCGGCGGTCGTTCTCCCCAAAAGAAGAGGCGGCGTTTTCCAACGCCGCCTTGAGGGTCGCCACTTTTTCTTTTTGCTGCTCAATCTCCCGGTTGAGCACCGTGTTGCGGGAGGTGACCGCCTGGAGGGATTTGTCGTTCTTGTCGAAGGTCGCGGTCACCAGCTGCATCTCGCTGCCCAGGACTTTGAAGGACTGGTTGATGTCGCGCAGGGCGTTGCGAAAATCCTTCTCGCCCTCGATGCCGAGACGGATGCCCATATCGGGATTGCCTGCCATACGCAACACCTACCTTCATAAAATATAGCTGGACAGGCCCTCTTTTAAAATGTATAATAGGATCAGCAGTTGAGGGGTACGGCATCGTCTATGGTCGTCGCGGTGACCGGCTTCTCCAGGCCCAGCCACTGCTTGTGGCAACACCAAAGGTCAAGAAATTCCCCGATGGGCATGAGCCAGAAGCGATCCTCGCTCATGCCCATCACGATTGTGCCGTAGTGCAACAGGCGCGTAAATAACACATCACTATTTACGCGCTCTCCGCGTTTTTTGCCGTGCCACTTTCGGTGGCACTGACGCTCCCGGCGCTGTCGCCGTCCTCCGCACTGACCACATTCCTGACCGTGCCCTTGAGCATGGCCTCCATGATGGCGTCCTTGTACTCGGCCAACTCGAAGGGCGAAGTGAGCAGCTCCACGGCCTCCTCGGTGAGATAGGGCTTCGCGGCCTCGGGGTGCCATAGATTGTGTATGGCGATTGGCTGGTTTGCCAGCAGCGTGATCAGCCAACAAAACTCGTTGAGGGCCATTTCAAAATTTTCCGCCTTCATCAGCTGTTCGCCGAGTTCCTCCAACCCGCCAAAGCGCTTTGTTATGAGCTTCGTGGCGCGGGTGGTGAGCAGGAGCTCATATTCTTGTCCCCCGATTGATATAACAGAACTGCGTTCATCCATGATGTGTTTCTCCTTTGTTATTATTCAGATTTCGGATTAAGCCGAAAAAACCGGCTCATACACGGCGGTGAACCATGCGGCGATGGTCGCCGCGACGCCGGGGTCGCCCTCTGTAACTTCTGATTTCCACGGGTGCTTGCCTGAAGCGTCTGGCTTGTTGCGCCGCATGATGACCCCTTCAACCTGCGGGGTCTGGAACTGGATGCTGTCCCCCTTCGTCTGGAGATTGGTAGACGGCACCGCGAATTTGACGCGGTACACCCAGAAGTACCTGAACCTGTTGTCGGGCTTGAGTGCCCGGAACCCGACAGCGACCAGGCAGCCGTCGTCCTCGCCCGAAGCGACCAGGACGCCGTTGTCGTCCACGGAAGCGCCGGTGAGGTCGGCGGCCACGGGGACGCCGATGTCCTCCACGCCGAGGGACAGCTTGCCGCTCTTGAACAGCTTTATGGCGTGGGCCAGGGCGTCGTCGGCGAACAGCGCGGCCTCGTTGAGTTCGATGCTGAGGTCGGCCTTGATGGCCTTGGCCAGCACCTGCGGGGTCGCGTAGGTCTCCATGCCCTGCGCGTCCTCGGTTATCTTTGCGTAAAAAAGGCTGTCGAGCCCGATAGTTGCCACGTGTCATTCCTCCAATGCTTTGTAGATTTTCGCAACATCCGTTGCGTGAGAAAAATACCCGGTATCATCCTCCCGGCCCACGTACTGCCGCAGCGTGATTGTGAACCCCGCCAGCAGCAGTGCCTTCGTGAGCCGCCGCTTGGCCGCCTGGTAATTCTTCTTGCTGTACAGCGACAGCCGGGCCTCCTGGGTTTCGTACTCAGGCCGGTTGTCGCAGTGCAGCGCGAAGGTATCGCCCAGGGGGGTGACGATCACGTACTCCTCCGGGGCCTTGCCGGAGAACACGCCCGTTTCCACCGGCAGGCCCAACCCCGTGATGAGGGCGTCCAATTCCTGCGTAATGTTCATTTCCTGGCCTCCTCCTCAAAAACCTGGCGCATCCTCGCGATACAGGCTTCCCGGCTGGCTATTTTGGCTGGCTTGAGAAAGGGCTTGGGCGGCTGGCCGTGCTTTCCGTGCTCTAGGATAGACGCCAGTTTCGCGTTGGAATCGCCCTTACCCTTTCGCGGCTCGTCGAACCCGACTTTCGCGTCCCAATCTCCGTAGCGGTTGAGCCGGGCCGGGGTAAGGCCCAGCGCGCCCGCCAGTTCCCCGGTGGAGCGCGAGGGCTGTTTCGTGCCCTGGCCGATCACAGCCCGGAGCCGGGTGCGCACATGCTCCAGCACGACCTCGCCCCCAGCCGCCAGCACCTTTGGGATAATCTCGTCCGTCCGCTCCTCCAGCCGGGATAGCTGCAAAAGGAAATCCTCAGGCATTTTCCACGATACGCTGGCCACACGGCTCAACCCCTTTCACGAGACAATCCACATAGCGCTTGCCGAGCACTTCAACGGAAAGCACCTCAAAATGCCCCGCTGTGCTTTCTATTTTAAAGAGGGGCTCTATGGACAGGCCGGGGATCACCCGGAAGCGGAACAGGGCCGTGGCCTCGGAGAAGGCGGCCCGGTTGGCCCACTTCACGTTGCCGTGGCGCTGCTCATAATATGCGCGCACACGGGCAAGCACCTCATCGCGGGGCTGGGCGAAGCCGTCAGGGTCTTTTGTGTAGGTGACACGAATAATGGTAGCGAACTCCTGCATTTTGCCGAAAGACATTACACCACGCTCCAATCACGATCCAGGCGCAAAAGCATGTTGATGGTGTCCATCGCCTGCCGCCCGGCTGCCACGCTGTCCCCAAAGAAGCCCGCCGTGCTGCCGTCCCTGCTCTCGTAAAAGTGGGACGACAGCATGATCACGGCCTGCTCAGTGGTGGGCGGCAGGGGATTCTTTGCGTAGAACCCCGCCGCCCGATGCTGATACGTTTCGGCATAGGAAAGCGCGGCGCGGATGAAGCCTAAGAGCAGGACATCATCCGCGTCGTGTTCCAGTATGAGATTCGCTTTTACCTTGGAAAGCAAAAGCACGGCTGTTTCAGGCTTGCGCATGATTATCACGCTTTCATAGCTAAGATTTGCACGGCCTCGGCCAGAACGAGCTTACCGTCCACGCGCTCCTTGGCCAGGAAGCCGGTCATGTCATTGCCCGCGAAGAGCTCCTTGAGCTCGGCGAAGCTGCGCGTCCCCCGGTCGCCGATGTTGTAATAGCTGAAGTCGCCGAAGGCAAGCGCCGGTTTGCCCGCCGACACGGTGGGGAAAAACGCGCTGGTGTGGATGGGATAGCCCAACAGCCGGTCGGGCTCCCCGGCCTGATAGCTCGCCTGCCAGAGATACTGCCCGGTCGAATCCTTCAGCTTGCGGATCAGCGCCAGGGTCTGGTCGTTGGCGATGAAGGCCGCGCTCTTGCGGTAGGGCCGCTTGAGGGCATAGACCAGGTTGATCGCCTCGTCGGACACAATCGCGGTGGCAGACGCCGTGGTGACGCCGATCTGCCCGCCGCCAGTGGCCGCGAGCAGCCCTAAGGGCCTGCCGACGCCGTCGCCATTGAGGAAAGCGTCCTCCTCGGCGTTGGACAGGGCCTTGATGAACTGCTGTAGCAGATAGCCCTCCAGGTTGAAGGCGTTGTCGAACAGGAGCTCGTTGGTGACTTTGACAGCCACGTGGAGCTTGTGGGCGTCCAGGGAAATCTGCGCGAAAGTGGCGTCGCCGAAGGTGAGGGCCTGCCCCTCGCCCACCCAGGCGGCGGCGGGTTTCGCGCCCGCGATGTTGATCTTGTGCTCACCGCTGGTGCGGATGGTCGTGCCGAGCTTGCGCAGGATGTTCTCCTCCGTCAGCCCGTCGATCAGGCGGCGGTCGTACTCCTCAGGGACGAGATAGCCGCCCTGACTGTCCGTCCCCACCTCCAGGACGTTTTCGATCTTGCGGAAGTTGCTGCGCATGGCGGCCAGCATGGCGGCCTTGTATTCCGTGCTGGCCCGCCCCGTCTTGGGCGTGTCGCCGGGGAGCTCGCCGGGCCTGCCGGAAAGCGGCGCGGAGCCGGGCAGTTTCAGCGCGGCCTCGGTTTCGGCCAGGCGGGTTTCGCGCTCGATCTCCCGGCCCAGGGCCAGGATTTGCGCCTCCATCTTCTCGTAGGCGGCGCTGTCCTCGGCGCTCAGAATGTCGCCCTCACCGCGCTTGGCATCGAGGAAGGCCCTCGCGTCCGCGACGGCCTTGTTCCTCTTTTCGTACAGTTCAAGCAGTTTGCTCATGAAAGTTGACCTCCTGATAATAAATTCAGCCGCTCGTAAGCGGCTGTGATGGGTGTGCCTTTTTCGATTGGTTTCAGCTTCTTGCGGAAAGCCGCCGCCACCGCGACGGCGGGGGTGTGCCGGTCGAATACGACCTCCTCCAGGTCGTCGGCGTTGCCATAGAGCAGGCCGTCCGCGAAGCCCAGCCGGACAGCGGCCTTGGCGTTGAGCCAGGTTTCCGCGTCCATCATCTTCGCGATTTTGGCCCGCGAAAGGCCGGTCTTGGCCTGATACGCATTGATCAGGCTCTCCTTGATTTCGCCCAGCATTTCGATGCCGCGCTCCAGGTCGGCCACCTCGCCGAAAAGCTCCGTGGCCGGGTTATGCACCATGAATTGCGCCACGGGCGACATCAACACCTCGTCCCCGGCCATCGCGATCACGCTGGCGGCACTGGCCGCGATAGCGTCAATCTTCACCGTGACCTTGCCGGGATGCTCCTTGAGCAGATTGTAGATTTGCGCCGCCGCGAAGCACTCGCCGCCGCCGCTGTTGATCCAGACGGTCAGGTCGCCGCTGCGAGCGGCAAGCTCCGCGCGGAAGGCTGCGGGCGTTACATCGTCGGCGAACCACGACTGTTCGGCGATGTAGCCGTCGATGCGCAGTTCCTCCGTGTCCGCCTCCTCATTTTTTTGCCAGTTCCAGAATTGCCTCAAGATGAATCATCTCCTTCCAATTGTCCAGCTAAATCTAAGCTCTCTAAGCTCCTCATATTGCCGTTCGCCCGGTAGATGTGCCCGCCCGGCGCTGGGTTCATGTCCTCTAATTCGCGAACATCGTTGATCGAAAAGAAGCCGTTCTGGATGCCCACGGCATAGCCGTCCATGCGCTCCTTGTAGGAGCCGCGCAGCAGGCCGTCAAGGTTAAACTTGATAAACACACTGCGCTTTTCGCCCGGCAGCAGCAGGGCCTGCCGTAGGCAGGCTTCCCACCGAGCCACCCACGGCCCCAGCGTGAACTTCACGAAATCCAGTGACAAATGCTCAATATTGCTGAATGTCGCCCGGTCAAGGTCGCCAATCATCGACGGCGGCACCCGGAAAATGCGGGCGATCTCCGTCAACTGGAATTTTCGTGTTTCCAAAAACTGCGCCTGCTCCGGGGGAATGCCGATGCTGTGATATTTGAGCCCCTCCTCTAACACGGCAATACTGTGCGCCCTGGCCCCGGAAAACTGCGAGTGCCAGCTTTCCTTCAACCGCTCCGGGTCGGAGATTACGCCGGGGCTTTCGAGGACGCCGCCCGGATTCGCGCCGTTGGAAAAGAACGTGGAGCCGAACTCCTCCGTGGCAAGCGCGAGGCCCACGGCGTTCTTCGCCATCGCAATCGGCGAGTAGCCCACCAGGCCGTCGAACCCAAGGCCGGGGATGTGCAGCACGTCCTCCCGGCGCAGGGGCACGGGGGAACCGTCCCCCTTGCGGTACTCGTAGACGATCCGGCTCGCCGCGTCCCGGTCAACCCTCATACGGTTGGGGAGCAGCGGGTAGAGCTCCAGCACCTGGCCGTGCCCGTCCCGGATGATCTGCGCGTAGGCGTTGCCGTGCAGAAGCAGGTGCGCCATGAGGGTTTCCCGGAATACAAACGAAGTCATTTCCGGGTTCGGCGCGTCGTGCAACAGGAGGAACAGCGGGTGGTCGGGGGCGCGGGCCTTGCCGCCGCCGTCCTGGTATCGATACACGTGCAGGGGCAGACCGGCGATGGCCTCGGCCAGGATGCGGACACAGGCATAAACAGCGGTGACGGTCATAGCCGTGCGCTCGTTGACGGCCTGGCCGGAGGCCGAGCCGCCCAGGGTGTAGGTGACGCCGCCGCCTAGGTCGTTCTTGGGTTTATCGCGGGCGCGGTGCTTGCTGAACAGTTTCAAAATATCCCCCCTTCCTACAGAATCAATAAGCCTCGGCCTGTCTTGGAATACACGCTCTCGCCCGGCCCGGCCCCGCCGCGCTGCGCACGGTCAAGGGCCATAATGAGGGCCACGGCCCCGTCAATCTTCTCCGAGCTTTTTTCTTTGTCTGGCTTGATGTTGCCTGCAGGGTCGGTGCGGACAAAAATATTGTCCATCATCCAGCGCAGCACCGGGTGGCCGCCATGGGCGATCTTGCCGTCGAGCGTTAAGCGCATAAGCTCCTTCGACGGCGACGACATGGATTTGAAGCCCTGGCCGAACGGAACCATTCTGAACCCAAGCCCCTCAAGGTTTTGGCACATATGCGTTGCGTTCCAGTCGTCGTAGGCGATCTCGCGGATATTGTACAGCGCCCCCAAGTCCTCAATGGC